CATATTACAATATTTTTATATTTAAAATTATTATTTTTATAATTAATTCATATTTTTTTTTTTAATTCAAATTGAATTTTTTTTTTTTTTAAATATAAAGTTTCAGGTTTATTTACAGATTGAAATGATACTTCCTCTGATAATACAGAAGGTATAAACATTTTTATTAACTAACTAATGAGTCTTAACTCTAAGTAAAATTTTTTACAATTTGTATTATCATAGTGTATCATTCTTTTAATTGTACGTAACCGTCTCGTTTCTCTTGTGGTTCCTGTGAGTAAATACTTGTACAACAAAAAAAACTAATCATACTTATTATTATAGTTAAAACACAACAATTGTCATGTAAACATTCACACATGTTTACTCTACTAGAGACTTCTTACTTTTAATGGAACGTATTCCTCATACATAAAGTAGTCTCGTTTTTCAACCCCAATGTTATTGTTCTAATAAATTCTGCATTATTTATGTTGATTATTTTTCCAAAATTTTTATGAAAATAATCTACAACAACAAGTCTTTTTTCATATTCCTGTAAAAGTTGTTCCCAAGAAAACTTTTTATAATTTTTCCAGTTTTTTATAACATCGACCCAATTAGGTAAATTGTCACCACCACCTGTTACTGAAGAATTTGTTACAAGTATAGAAGTCTGATGACAAATAGGAATGCACATCAAAGGAACTCTTCGGTGTATTAAATGCGCAAAATAAACAGTATCAATTGAATGAATAAATGATAAATCTTTTAACATTTCGTTAGCAAATGACAGAGTTACATATTGAGCCTCTGTTCCTCCTCCATTGTTATATGGTACTGGATGACATCCGGGTTTTATATGAAAGTTGACTCCAATACCCAACCTTAAAAAGTAGTCTTCTGAAATAACAATTTTATCAAAATTATTGTGAAATACAACATCATCTTCTAGAATGATAGCTTCTTTTATTTTATTTTTCACCATATCTGCAAGACACCAAAAATGTTTTATATTACATGATACGTGACCAAGTGCTAAGGGACTATCTGTAAATTGTTTGACCCAATGAATAAATGGATCATCTGCATTAAAATGTGTTACCCATTGAACATCTGTTATACTAAAACGAACTAATTGTGATTCAAGAAATTCGCGTCTCTCAATTAATTTAGGGTGATGTATAACATAATGCTTCATTACCATTAAGGTGTATTGTTCTTTAATTAAATCAGTTTCAACACATCTAAAGGAACTTAAAAAAATATAACATAATAGATTATATGACCAATTTTTTATATATAGGAGGATTAAATCATATTATTATTAAATTAGCACAAATTTTTGAAAAAATATTTATAAATACATCACATACTTTAACTATTAAAACAGATATATGTGATTTTTTATCATCTAATAATGTTAAAGTTATATTAGATAAATATTCAGATGAACAATTACTACATTTATATAGTATAAATGAACACATTATATCATTTGAATATGTATACATTCAACTTGCTTTAAGTTTGAACAAGTCTGTTATATCACATGGTAAAGATATATTAAATAGTCCATGGACTAATTTACCTTGCCATTCAGTCAGTGAATTAAATGAAGATAAGGTGTGGCTTATGTTATTACAATTAACAGGTATTCCTACCGATACTATGGTTATTCATGATGAAAATAATAAAAAAGTTGATATACTTGTTACAGAGAGAAATGAACAATTATATGCATTTTACAATGTTAAAGAAGACGATGTAGTTTTAGAGTTGGGTGCTAGATATGGTTCGGTTAGTATTGTTATTAATTCAAAATTAAATAATAAAAAAAATCAAGTATCTGTAGAACCAGATGATAGAATATGGGATGTACTTGAACAAAATAAAAAAGCAAATAATTGTGAGTTTAATATTATAAAAGGTTTTATTTCAAATAAAAAATTAGATTTGGTAGAAAAAGATTCATATAATGGTTATGGAACTTATTCAGTTGAAAACAATGATACAAAAATACCTTCATTTTATCTCAGTGATTTAAATATGAAATTTACAGTTTTAATAGCAGATTGTGAGGGTTTTTTAGAAACATTTTTTGATGAAAATCCAGATGTATATGATGATTTACGATTAATTACATTTGAAGCAGATTATCCCAATAGATGTAATTATTCTAAAATAAGAAATAATTTAAGAGAAAAGGGATTTAAACAATTACATGAAGATAACAATAATGGTTTAAAAGATTTATGGATTAAACAGTAGACCCCACATTTGATACTAAATAAGTTGGTTTATTACCATACACTGCTGCAGAGTAACCAAACGTAGAAAAATCTGTACAGTCCGCATTACCAGCTGTAATATATACGGAAGGACACATAGAGAGTAAAAACCATTCAAGATAACAATTGAGTCTACTAATTGTATCAACATTATAATTTTTTAATACATCACACTTATAAGTTAATACAATATCTGTATCTAATATACTAATTCTATCTTTAAATTTAGTCTTAAAAAATGTTTTAATATCTTTACTGTCACTTGCCAAATATACTTTTCCACGTGATGTTTCTACAATTTTTATAAATTTGTCAAGTGCAATATCATTTGCAAAAATTGCTTTCTTTATCGTACCATCTTCCATATATCCATGACATCCTATATTACTAGAATCACTTGAATATGCACCGCGTCTAATATGTAATGCAAATTCTACACCTTTTATCAAGTATTCATGTTCTTGTATCATTTGTTTCATAATATCAGAAGGGTGTATTATTTGTCGTATAATTGGATGAATATGTGTATTATAATAATTATTTATAAAAAGTTTTGGATAATATTGTTCTATATCAGTTCTATCAGTAAATTCCATTCCCGAAAATATAACACCTCTATCAACATCGTTGATAGAGGTGTGTACAAGAGGTTGTTTACAATGAAAACATAAATCTGCTAAACAAAGTGCAATATTGCCCCAACCCATTGATTCTGAACGTATATATAAACTCATATATTTATAGTAATAATTATCTTAAAGCTCATAAATCTTCTTGATAGTTTTGTAATTGTACAACCTTTTACCCAGTTTAAAGTTGACTCGGTTGTGAATACCAACAAGCCACCTAGAAAGTGTTTCTTGATTTCTCATATTTTTTAAAGAGAGACCCTTTACATTTTTTGCATATTCAGCACTACATAGTGGGCATGGGAGCACATATTTGAGCATCCTGAAAAAGTTCATGTATCTCTTCTTTGTCATCAAGGTAGGGTTCATCGGATATGCAAAGGTTATCGTGTGAAGAAATTTCCATCCACTTGGCCCCCAGTTCACTTGTTTCATTTAACATGTACTTGGAAAAAAAGTCTACACTCAACTTGTAGAGTCCCGAAAGAAGGTCTTGTTTTTCTCTTGGTGTCATTCGTTGCCCCAATTGAAAACGGGTAAAAACATAAATTATCAATCGTAATAGTATTTCAATGTGAGTATTCATTAAAGATAATCCGCGAAATAACTTTAATGGACCTCAGTGTTGAACCTGAAAATGTTCCAAAGGTTTTACAGACTTTGAGAGAATTTATAAAGGAACATCTATTGCCTAGACTTTCAGAGTTGGAAGAGGAAGTGAGACTACTGAGAAAGGTAACTTGGCCTGTCTGTCAAAATATACGCGAAAGTACCCAATTAGATGATATCAAGTGTAAACGAGAGTTTCTACAGAATTTGGACCCAGATGAAGTTCGTATGTTGCTTAAACGTAAATCCAAAGGTTTACTCGTTGAAGAATATAACCAACTTAACCTGCCAATATTGCAAGAAAAATATTGTTGAAGGTCCAATTTACAAGGGCTGGGATTGTACTTTTTGTTGTGAAAAACATAGACAAGCCTACATCAACCAAATATTTTTTGACTCCACGTCTCGGGACAAACGCCAATTAACTGACAAATCTTAGTAGGTTCACCTAATGTCTGAATCATTTGCATACATTTATCACTTTCGTGACACTTTGAACACGCATCAGTTTCTAATGCGGCAATAATTATTTTACAAGTTGAACAATCTAGGGCCTGATCAAACAATGTAGCGGGAATAACAACTGTATAATTTTCACTGGGACTCCATGTTTTAGGATTACCACCAATAAGTGGTTTGTTTTCAACTACACGGACTGAGTTTACAGAAAATAGAGACAAGAGAAGAACAAGATATTTCAACATTTAATATACTAGTAAGAAAATCTTTATACCCATTTCCCAGAGTTTCTTTTTATGGGTTTTCTTTGTGACCAACTTGGAATAGATTTTCTATTATAAGATTCCTTTTTAAGTTTTTTATTTATCTCTATAGTATTAAATATTTCGATACTGTTTACACCGTAATCATGAAACAATTGATACTTTCTTTTATCCATTAAATATTTTGCCAATGCAAAGTTTGAAAAATCACTTATTTTAATAGTATAATCCAAATAATCACAAATAGGTTCAATAATATCTAATATTTTTGAAAGAATTTGTTTACCTCTAAGTGTTGGTTTTATTTTAAGATTATTAAAATCTATTATTTTTTTTACAGGAAAAATTCTATATACAAACATTGTTCCATTACTCGCACCATTAGTCGTCTTTAGCATTGAACTAGTTCTTTGATGACCATTACTTTTACTATTTATTAAATCTAATACATCTCCGATAATTTTATCAGCCATTATTTTAGCATAATTACTTAACTGTTTATTTTTAGCTGACATACTATTTAGCCAAGTATTTTTTTGCCACCTTTTTCAAGTTTATAAGAGATGGAAATTGTTCATCTGAAAAGGATGGGGGGACTGGAAGATAATCGGGCAAAGGTTCTTGTTGACGCGTCTCTTTTTTAGTAAACCATGAAACATTAAATCCTGTTGGGGATACTGGTAAAACTTGAAACCCGCTGAGTTCCAGCTGTCTCTTTAGGTACACGGCCGCTCTAATTACATCATAACTCGGGTATCCCATTAAAAACTCGGGAACTTGTAAAAAGACTTGTTTCTGACTTGCATCGACTGAAACTTGAATCTTTCGACTAAATTGTTCAAAAATTTTTGTATAAATTTCTTTTTTAATATGGCGCCTTGATTCCTCAATCTTTTTAATTTTATTGATGTTTATCATTACTTTCACGTATTATTTAACGCTGATTGTAAATCCGCAACAGTTGGAAAAGGACTTCCTATAATATCAGACCCTGATTTAAACTGGTCAAATGCATCCATTACATCTATAGTATTATTGGATTGTAAATTGATACTACTAACAGTTTCCGGGCCTGATGTTCCTTTTTCCACAGTGGAATCAACACTTATTCCATATGGAAATCCGGTTAGGACTGAAAATAGAAACCGGCCTGAATATGTATTACCCGTGAGACTGATATTGGTGGTTTCAATACAGTAGGTACACTTTCCAATTTTTTCACTTAGAGCGGCTTGTGTCAACAGAATTATTTTATCAAGTTCATCAGGTGTTACAACTGTTATAGTAGCAGCCGGGCCTGGGTCTGGTGTTTCAAAATATTCAGCGGATGGGTCCTGAATCTTAGCTGGTGGAACTGCCAACATGTAAACGGCGAGAGCTAAAAGTAAAATTAATAAAAGAGTTTTACTCATCTTTACTTATTGCGTTTAAAAAAAAATAAGAAAATTACTTTGTAATAGTAGATGGCAGCTTTACTTGTTTATAGTCAAAAGTGTAAACACTCTATTGAAATTATACAGTTTTTGGAATCAACTCCCCAACTTAAACAAATGGTTCAGACACATGATGTCAACAGATTGGGTGTACCAGCCCAATATGCCAGACAAATTACACGGGTTCCAACCATGTTGACCAAGAATGGTAAGATTCTGGTAGGAAAGGAGATTAAAGCGTGGCTTGAGTCACTGCTTCCAAATACATTTGGAAACTGTGATGTTAATTCTTGTAAAGGGTTTGGGGGCGGTCTCGCATCATTTGATGGGTCAGAAACTGCTGATGATAATATTTTTTCACTTGATAATTATGGACAGTCTCTTCAGCCTGCCATGACACCAGAATTACAAGATAAAATAAATAAAGCAGTGACGGGTGGAAATACATATAGTTAGAGGTTACATGTGCTAATTAATCAATGAGATTTAAGACTATACAGGCGTCTGCACTCAAATCAGCATTTGAGGTACTCAAGGATATTCTCAATGATGTCAACATTTATTTTACCAAAAAGGGGGTTCAGATACTTACACTGGATACTGCGCGAGTAGCTCTTATTGACATGTTTTTAGATGCCAGTAATTTTGAAGAATACTTTTGCGAGGCAAATATAGTGGCGGGAATAAATGTCACCAACATGTTCAAGTTGTTGAAATTTATTTCAAATAATGATACACTTACAATTGAAATCAAGACACGTGAGTACTTAGATATACGGATTGAAAATACACTAAAACGTTCGGATACAAGATTTCAACTTAAACTTTTAGATATCAATGAAGATCAGATTGATGTTCCTGATATAAACATGGCAGTTGTAACAACCATGGCATCTATAGATTTTCAGAGAATATGTAGAGACATGAACAATTTGGCAAGTGACCTTGTAATTATCCGTAATCATCAGCAATTTATTATAAAATGCGAAGGTGATTTTGCAAATCAAGAGACTATTATTGAATGTACCGACGATGGAAAGTTTGAGGGTAATTTACAGGGAAAGTATTCACTCAAGTATCTTAATCTATTTACCAAGGCGACTGGTATGTGTTCATCTGTACAAATTATGCAAGAGACGGATAACCGTTTTCTAGTCTTGAGATATAATGTAGCAAATCTGGGTGAACTCAAGTTTTACTTGGCAACCAAAGTATCTGATGATTAATTTCTCCAGTTTTTACATCTAATTCAATAATTGTATCCATAATATTGGTCAACCGTAATGTAGGATACTCAATTTCAATATCTCGCAATAAAATAGTTTCACCGTGAAAGTCGCCCATTGGCCCCTCGTACATTTTTACATGCTTGGTGACATCATATACTGGCACACCATCTGAATCTAAAAGCATCGCCTCTTTTACCGGTAAAGTAAATGACATTCCTTTTTTTACCGGTGGAAACACATGATTTGGATTTCGCGTCAGATACACAAACTCTTTATTTTTGAAAATGTACCTAATCCTAAATAAAAAGTCAACAACATCAGGTAACATTTCATCAACAATCTTTTTGGGACCTTCACGATACTCGTGTGTTATATCATCTAAAAGTTTTATTCCGTTCCGCATATATAAAAATTCCGCCTTTTTAATATGATAGTCTCTATATTCAAAATATGATAGAATATATTTGAAAAACTGAATACATGATATTACTACATTAATTATAAACCTTTTAACAGGCATTAAGATTAAAGTAACTCATATCTTTAATATGGATGGAAGTTTTTTTGGTAGGTATGAAATTAAAATTAGTGAATGGGAAAACTTGATAAAGAGTGATCCAACCAATAGGGCAAAGTACCGAGATGAAATGTATGAATATATGGCGGCATGTGTACCTTATCTACAAAAACTTACTATTGAAAACTCTGACCGGCACACTATTGATACTATATTTAGTACAGTTACAAAAAAGGGACTTCAGAGAAAGGAAATTTTTCACGAATATCTTAGACACGTTGAAAAATTTACAGGTGTTATTGAAAATGAAGCATCCGAAAAAGTTCAGACATTTTACGTGTGCACAAAATGTAAATCTTCCAATATTTATTTTTCATCAGCATGCGAAGATGTTTGTGGAACTTGTGGAGTAACTGTTCAATTATTGGGTGATGAGTTGTCCTATAAAGATGAACAAGAAATTGAAAAAGTTGTAAACTATTCATACAAGAGGGATAATCACTTTAATGAATGGCTCCTACAATTTCAGGCTCAAGAAACAACAAGTATACCACCTGAAGTCATTGAACAACTCCGGTCCGAGTTTAAAAAGCAAAAGATTAAGAATATTTCAGATATAACACATGCTAAAGTTAGAACACTATTAAAAAAGCTACGATTAAATAAATACTATGAACACGTACCTTATATCTCAAATATTCTCAATGGAATGCAGCCTCCTAAAATGACACAAGCACTCGAGGATAAATTACGAATGATGTTTAGGGACATTCAAGAACCATTTAATAATAATTGTCCCGAGTCACGAAAGAATTTCTTAAGTTATTCATATGTACTGTACAAGTTTTGTGAATTACTAGGAGAAGATGATTACTTACCTTGTTTTCCGCTGTTAAAATCCAAAGAGAAGCTGTACCAACAAGATGTCATCTGGAAACAAATTTGCGCTGATTTACAATGGGAATATATTTCAACTATTTAGGGCAAGGCATTCATTTTTGTCAGTTGCATCTTTAGGTGCAGTTGCTGCAGTTGGTAAAGTGGCGTATAATGTGCATCCAGTTGTACCATCCCAATCATATCCATTGCATGTAGTTGGCACAGCATCGCATGCAGCGGCGCACTCACTGGATTTTGTTACAGCTGACGCTTTAGTACCATCAGTGGTTGGATTGCTACATGCGCCTTTTACTGTTCCTGATGAATATACAGTAGTATATTTACGGTCTGATTTTTGAGATGGCTTCCACAACTTTGTGTATGCAAAGTAACCACCGGCCACAAGAAGGGCAAGTACTAGTACTCCTATAAAAATAATAAAACCCCAATCTTTTTTATTGTTTGGTACTTGAGAATTGTTCATTTTATAATATACTTAGAAATATTTTTAGCAGGTTGTCTAAAATGGATGTGAATGCCCTGGAACTTAAAAAAACAGGTGAAAAGTTTCATGATTTTTGTATCGATGATGCAATTTTTCATATAAAAAAGGCCCAAGAGGCTCTTGATGATGGTTTGCTGGATCCAGAAGCCTGGTACTCTTCATCAATGTTTACAGCTAAAGTTTTGGCTAAGAGCCTACCATTTATTCTGGCGATTCAAATACAAGAATCTCAGGTTCAGCAGTCAGAGACTGGGGAAAATTAATAAGTACCGCTTTTTTTAAACCCGTTAATTTCATATAATTCTTAGTTTGAATCTTGGCCGCATCATTTAGTTTGGCAATAGCCTTTAATTCTACAATTGTTTCCCCATTTACAATTAAATCAATTCGAAGATTTCCAATTGTGTGACCCTCAAACACAATTGGAACTATTCTTTCAGTTTCATAAGGGATTCCACGAGTACGTAAAAGAACTTCAAATGCACGATGGTACATACTTTCACTGTACCCGGCACCAAGTGACTTGTATATTATAGTAGCAAATTCCTTCATTCTTATTTTATTTTTGGTTTAAAACTTTAATCTATTAACATCCCAATTAATTACATTCAACTGCGGAACAACACACGAGTACCGTTTACTAATAGTACAAAGTGTTTCATTTGTATAATCTCGTAAATTATGAATTATATTACCAGTACCATCAAGTTCACCATTTACAAATTGTCTCAATATATCAGCCCCAGTTTGAGTAAACATGGTTAAAATATTTAAAATATCCCTTCGTTTTTCTCGAGCCTTTTCATTCTTCTGAAGTGTAAATTTGTATTCATCTTCAGTTAGACTATTGGTAAGATACTTGATACGCATTTCCGTGTTATTTTCACACTGAACTCTATAACCATGAATCTCCATTTGATTTATATGCGTAATTATACGATGGAAATCAAAAAATATTTTTGATTCAAGAGGTATCATAGGAGGAGCCCCATATCTGTATTGGTAAGATACTTGTTGTTTAATTTTACATTTTGTGTACAATTCAGATATGTCTGGCATTCCTCCACATGGGATATCTCCAGCATTTCGAGGCGCAATACCACCCAAACGTTGAAACTCGTAAAAGTGTGGATTGTGAATAATCCCCTTTTCAATTTGCATGGTATTCCAATTAAATGCCGTGTGACAATCGGGACACCACATTTGGGCACATCCAGATATCTTAAAAATCATAGTACCACAATTGGGACATGCTTTGGTATCCTTTTTCAAGAGTTTCATAGTTTCAACTGCCCCGGCTTCACACACGTGAAGGTCCTCTTTGACTTCATTACACTCGTGACAGATACGATTCTCACACAACTCACATTTCCATTGGGTAGAAAGAAACCCACGGCATTCTGAAACGGGACACTTGCGTATAAACTTTCGGCGTTCACCACCTGGTACTACATCCCCTTCTAACTGTATATGCGCATTTTCACGTTCTAATCTATCAACTTTTAACATAAATTCACGTATTTTAATTTTATTTTCTTCAATTAATCGAGTCTTTTCTTTTCTACGAGCTACAATAATCTGAGCATCTGGTAAAAAACATTTTTCACGTTCAAATAAAATATTTTCACGATGAATTTTAAGATCCTTATTTCTAAAATGTTTCGTACATGCAGAATCTATGAATTCACGATTCCATATATTCTTACACTGCATACAGTGTGCATCAGTTGTAATATCCATCAGATATTTTTGGATACATTTTCTACAACATTCTAATTCACAATAATTACATTCTACCTTCTTGTGACAGGTTAAATTAAATTTTTCACAACATATACTGCAGTCAGACATCTTACTATTATATATAATTTCCTTTTTAATTTATAGAAAATAATCTTGATAAATGTGCCGCTCCGCTACCATTTGTTCCAAATTGTTGCCTAACTGTATTATTTACCGCCGCATTAGTTAATTCTTTTTTTAACATTTTAGATTTTTCTAGTTGAATTTTTGTAGCGTTTATAATAGCAGTAGCGGCAGTGTTACTGTTTTTTTTCGCACTGACGTTAATAACAGCCGCTGCTGCGTTATTTTTGGCTTTTGTAGCCGCTGCTGCGTTATTTTTGGCTTTTGTAGCCGCTGCTGCGTTATTAATAACTTTTGTAGCCGCTGCTGCGTTATTAATAACTTTTGTAGCCGCTGCTGCGTTATTTTTGGCTTTTTCAAGTGACAAATTAGTCAAAATTTTAGACATTTGAAATACTTTTGGAAAATTCCTCCCGAACCTATATTTATTATTAGACACTTTAATATATGGTTTTGCAGAATTGGGTAATGTTTTAACAACTGGTAAAGCTATAATAGTTTTTCTAAATTCTCCTCTTAATTTCAATATTCTACTCCTAATTTTCTGATTAGTGTTACTCGCTTGATTATATTTTCGTGTTATTGTTTTTATATTTTTAGTATTAACGCTATCACTTATACTTTCAAACGTTTCTATATTTTGATTAACTAATCTAAGTAATTCTTTTTTTTCATTATTATAATAAATAGCTGTATTCTTTTTTACAAACCATTTTTCCCAGAATGCCGACATCTTTTAATTATATATAATATTTTTAATTATTTTCACTTAATTCTTGTCTAATTTCTTCACTAAGTTCCATGTCGCGTCTTAATCGTTCCTGTGTAATAGGTCTATCCAGATTTACAGATTTACGTGCTGTAAAAAAATTTGAATTTGAATTTGGACGCGGTTTTAATTTACTAAAAAATCCTTGATTTTCAGGGGATTCATTTGAATTTGAACGCGGATTGGAATTAATACGAACTTTACTTGGCCTGGCAGCAAGTCTTACTTGGGGTGCTACATTTTCATTATAAGGATGTTCACCTGAACCTGGATTAGTCCCATTGTTTCCTCCGGTTCCACCTGTCCCTCCGGTTCCACCTGTCCCTCCGGTCCCATTGTTTCCTCCGGTTCCTCCGGTTCCATTGTTTCCTCCGGTCCCATTGTTCCCTCCGGTCCCATTGTTTCCTCCGGTTCCTCCGGTTCCATTGTTTCCTCCGGTTCCACCTGTTCCTCCGGTCCCATTGTTTCCTCCGTTTCCTCCGTTTCCTCCGTTTCCTCCGGTTCCTGACATATTATTAAGAGGTCCTTTATTACGCACTTGTTTTACAGGAATTTCAATAGGTTCTGAAATATTCAAAGTTTGAAGAATTTTAATAATATTTGATTTAAGTTCAGATTTTGTAACACTGTTTGTCACAAGTCCAATTGATTTTGAAATTCGTTTTATATCATCTGTAGAACTTTTTCCTAATAATAATACAAAATCTTTTATAGAAAGAGGTGATTTTGGATCTATGAGATACATTTTACCTTTAAACTGTCGATATTCCATAGGTGGCATAATATTTGTAGTTTTACACTGTTTTGCAGCTTTACATATTCCCGCGACTGACATTTTATTAGCATATTTGGACGGAACTCCTAATTTTATTCGAGCATGTGCTCTGGCATTTGCTAAACTTATTCCTGGTACACACGGATCCATATTTATATTACGCAATTAAAAAAATAAGACACTGTAAAAATAAGAAAGAATGACTAAAATTGAAGGTGTTCTCATGGACCCTGAATCTATCAAGGGTGAATCATCTGGCCAGTCTTGGATACATTCTTTGTGTGCTATTCCATTTACCATGCAGACTGGAAAACTTTCCAACTTTACACTACATACTTCCAGAGGTGTTGTGTTAAAATTTAATGATGTTATTAATAATGAACTTGTTAAACATCATTTATTTCAGAGTGATAATATTACCTATGTAAACAATAAACATGGAAATGATGTTCTTGCATGCGCTCAATATGGTATCAAGACGACTCGTCACATGAAGTTTTATGATGGGATGAAATTTTTTAATAAATTTTGTAAAGAAAATGGAAACCTTATTATGAGTCACAACTTGATTGGTGACCTTGGTTTTTTTGTTTCGACCCAGAACCTTGTAGGCGGTAATCGTATGATTAAGAACAAACTTGCACTGTTTCCAGACACTGGAATGTATGATAAGAACTGGGAGGGACTTGCAAAGGTCTGTACCATGAGTCTATTTTGTAATCGTTGTCCTAAAATGACGGAAGAGTACAAAAAGTGGGCACGTGTAAATAATAGGGATACTAAGATGAATGCTTTACAAAGTCTTGTTCAGTTTGTCAAGGATGATTGTGGATACTTTGAAAAACATGCAGCTGTTCAAGATACGATTGACTTGTTTACTGTTTTAAAATATGCGTTCAAGTGTGATGGTCCTATTCTTGATGGGTACAGTTATTTTGCTAAACCCAAATGGGTCAAGGCGGATTGATACCCTATTAAATGTAATTTTAATTTATCATCTAGATCCATCAAAAAGTTGAATACATTCACCGGTCCCAAGTCTACATGAATTTCCTTGTATAATGATTTTTCATAAACTTTATTATTGACAGCCAATTGAATAATACTATTAATAAAATCTCGTATACTTTTTATTTCTGGAATGTAATTTTTATTTATAATGAGTCTTAGTACCACAACATCTTTGGGGTCTTTATGTAGAAAAGCCATGGTAGGAACTAGTTCAAATGTACCACCATCTAAATATGTAAAAGTTTTGTACTTGATGGTTTCAAATAAAAATGGAACCGACATGCTCATACACACCGCGTCTATGACGGACATGTCCGGACACGTGTCAACTGAAAAGTATTCAGTTTCTGAACGATTCACACAAAATGAAGTTATATACAGCTTTTTCTTGAGGTTTCTAAATGTTGGATCTCCACAAAAATCTTTTAAAACTTTTTTAACTGGATCATGTGATATAAGCCCAAACTTTGTGACGAGTGACAATAAATTCATTTTTGTCAACTCTACAAGATTTACATGTAAACAAAAGTTTAAAATCTCATCAATTGTTTTACCCAAACATATAAAGAGACCAAGAATAGCACCGGCCGAAGAACCAGATACTTCTTCAATTTTGTTTAAATCTAAAGCTGATAGACATCCTATAAAGGCATAAATACCCATGGCTGCTGGACCTATTACAAGATACATTAATTAAACTGTTACAATTATGTTTAATACACTTTTGGAAACTGTCTACGTAAAAGAGCAAATATAACTGCAAATACAAGTGCATGAGAAATAACGGCAAGTAAACTTGTTTGCCCTGAACGAAACACACCTCCTGAACCTGGTGGTAATGTTAATAAGAGTCCCGGGCTAAGAATTATAAATAAAACAGTTGGGACAATAAGATCCGCCTTGGTAAGAGAGAGACCAAGAACACGAGCAATTGCGGCATAGGCTGCAACAAATATGAGAGAATTGAGCATAACATCTTGTACTGATGTTTTCATCACTGTAAATACACCCGGACTGAGTACTTGAAATAAAACAAAAGGGATAATAATCTTTTCAATCATTAATAATTACAATTATTATTTTACGGAGGGCCTCGATACTGAGGGCTTGCGCCCTCGATTTTAAGACGGGTCGATACGGAGGGCTTGCGCCCTAAGACGGATAGCTGTTTGCAGTACCATCAGACATTTGATAACAAAAGTCACAAAAGTTTGAATATGTAGCATAGGGCATTATATAACTGCTTACACTAGCATCTTCTCGATATTGTCGGAGCGACATCCACATATTCATTAGATCTCTTGAAAACCAAGTGGTCCATTCATCTTGTGTCATCTGAGACGGTGGAGACACATACTCTTGGTCACCGTCAAAAAAATCTCCGACATTCCCATTATTAAATTCATCCATAGTACCATTAGCCTCATCAACATATTGATTCCAAACCATTTTTAGAATTTGTTTTATTAATCAGTGCTTTTTTTGTTTAAGCCAGTTAGACTAATGATTTCGGTTTCAGTTTTTTGAATATTATCAGTAATACAACACATAGCCGCTTCTGTTCTGACCTCATCCCCCTGGAAATAAATATTTAAACCATAAAGTACAGCCGCCTTGGTCATACTGCCAGTCTTTTGCCCTACGCGGAATGTAACTTTTCCACGCTTCAAGTTGACTTTATCAATTTTTTGATTCTTCATATAATTTTTAATGTACTCCTTGAGTTGCTTCTCCCTGGTGTTTAGAATTTTCATGTCGGCTCGAACGCCTGTAAGTTGTTTCTTTAAATCTACCCATTCTGACATTGCTGTACGAAATTGGTCACTGACTGATTCGGAAGCCATTTATATTAAATGCATTTAAAACTTTAATTACAAAACAAATTGCGCTGCATGAGATCGGGAACAATAGTGGAGTTATTCCATACGTATGCATCCTTGGGGTTGGGAGGATCGGCGCGGAGGTCGTGATTTCCGTTCCTGATGGTTCCACCTATTGTCTCGGGCCATCCGACTTGTTGACGAGGATCCAAAAAGTTTTGTCCCTTGAGAATATCATTGGGAGCAAACTGAGCATAATCCTCCTGAGATGCAACCTCGCGAGGCATTAAAGACGATGCAAGACCAGTTCCGGCTTTCATAGAGCAACCGATATCCAAATTTATAGAACCAGACAAATCGGCCGGGGCATATTGATAACTACCATCATCAATTTCCATACCAACTACACCAGAGGAAGATTTCATTCCATTGCTTACTGATGCAGTCTTGGGTGCGTACCCAGACTTCATAGGGGCGGCGTCAGACTGGAACAAGTACCAAAGGACAAGACCGACTAAAACAAAAACAATAATTGACTTGGCGCTGAGCTTCTTAATCATTTATATACTATGGATAATTTTTTTTCGTCACTCAAACAAATCCTCCTCCGATAATTCTTCTGGGTCCTGGAATAAATATTCTTCATGATACTTTTTCTTAGGCACCGTCTTGAGACGGGTCTGAACTATATTCCACACTGGACTAAATGTCTTTTTAGTAAATGAAATACCCGTGAATTCTAACACCACATCACATACATCGCTATCAAGAGGTATATCCTCGGTAAGGTCTCGCCCACGATAAGTCTTGTGATACACGGGTTTTGATACATTCATGGTACCATCTGAAAAACTTTTCATATAGGCCGCCTCGAGTGTCTTATCTGCCACCTGACGATTAAACCAAGACTCTTGATTCACCTTGGCAGCCTCCAAATTACATGTATCAATAGCACTGATAGTACCCTGTGCGTTATCATTGAGTGACAATGTAACACTGTCCTGAGAATTTGATACGAGTTTAACATTATTCAATTGAACAAGTTTTTGCTCATTCACCTTGACATAATAACGTCCATCCTGTGTTTTCTTTGGCTGGCTAAACATTTATATGTATATATAAGGGCTTGTCTTTAACCCAGATAGTGGTATCTCTGCAGATTTTTCTAATATAGTAGATGATATCCAACTATCACGAGCTGGACTGTATCCATAAAGTATATCCAACAATTGAACAACTGGTGCTTTTACAATTTTAATAGGTCTATAATTTGCTTCATTATGTATATAGGTTGGACTATTGTTTTTGATCCAGATACCCTTGTTGGGTTCAAATCTCATATTACTATTGGTTTTATTGTACCCCACAATATTTAACTTGTTACTTCCTTTTATTCCATAAAATAATTGTTTCATAATCTTGTTATAATCGGGTGGAGTTGTAACATTACTGTACCTCAAAGGATTAACACGTAATGCTTGTGTAATATACTGTTTAGTAAACTTTGGTCGTGATAATAAATTTGTACGAGTACTTTTTGCTTTATCTTTACTTTTATGGTACATAACTTCTAATGAATCAATTGGTTTAACACTTGTAACATTCAATGCATATTTACAAAATATATACATTCGTTTTCGATCCTTACTTTGTTTACCGGGTCTCAATTTAAACTTTTGTAAATAATATAAATCATCTATTAAAAACTTTGGACTGGCAATTAGAATATTCTTTTTATATGTCACCTTATTTGTAACTATATTTGCAACATGTAAACCTGAATCCTTTGTATAGGTTGCCTCGTATCCAAATTCAGATGGTCTCATGAATGCAATGTCAAGTACCCCTCCGATATTATTGAGACTTACTTTATTTTCAGATGGTACAAAATATTTCAATTGTAAATCAATTGCAAATAATTCTATATCAATAAGAACATTTCGAGCCTTGTCCTTTTTTATTAATGTGTACCTTCTGTTAAGTGGGTGACCCTTGGTAAATGAAATACCTAATAACTTTCCAATTGGGGTTCCAATAATATACTTTTGAATTCTTTTACAAATAATAGAGTTGTATCTTGTAACAATTTGTCCAAGTTTATTCCATATTAACAACTTGGCAACTTGTAAAAGTCCAAAAAACTTTGAATCTTTGGAAGTTACCAGTTTCCCATCTACTTTAAATAAAGGTGTAAACTTTGTATCAATATCAGTTGTTATAATTCTATTATCAGTATCAAAATAAGCATTAAATGCCGCACCACCCGACATTATAAGGTCTCCAAATGGTTTCATAAAAAGTGTCAATTCTTCGATAATATTTATAATGACATCTCGTGTAACTTCAGTTATACACGTCTGAACAAATTTTGAAATGTTATCGTCAATGTCTCTGAACTTTGATAATCGACTTTTAAACTTTTGTACATCAACATCTTGATAATACTTGTAAAGTAATGTATCATCTTGACATAATGTACTCTTGATAAATTCTTCAATAGTTTTTTCTGAATAATATCCAGTGTCCATCATTTATTATATACACTATATTTTAGATGGTGACTAGTTCAGATCCAATTTCATGTACAGAGACAAAAGATTGTGACACAAAAAATACATGTTTAAATAAAATATGTGTACCAGACCTAGGATATATACCCGATAAAGTAAATTATGGAGATGGTACAAATTGTCCAACGTCATGTAATACTCCAGTACCAAAAGGTATTACACCATATTGTTATGCAAATGATGATGAAAATCCAAATGAAATTCAATTTTGTGCATATGAAAAAGATGGATTTTTAATAGCAGCAGAAGGTTGTTGTAAAAAAATATGCCCCAGTGAAGAATGTACAGTAAAACAAGCACCACCGGCTCCACCTGAGAAAACTAGACCAGTAAGTGCCCCCTATAAAAAGAAGGAGAAACCCAAGAGACCCGAACCTTTTCCAAAACTATTAAAGATTTTACTCATAATATTTGCAATTTTACTCATTGTAGCTGGAATTTTTTTATCGGTACAATAGTAAATGGCTTGCAACTGTAACAAAAGCGAACCAATTCTTCCAGGTGTTCCGACCCCACAGTTTGACTTGATGAAGTGGCTCCCTCTCATAATACTTCTTATTGCACTTGGGTGGTTCTTTTTTCTCAAATCAAAAGGACCCCATTAAAATAGGTTAAAGAAACCAGACTATGATAGAGTAACAATGGCTGACCTTACTCAGATTGCCTCTGACATTACCGAGATTAAAAGCAGCATCAAGTCGCTGGCCAAGCTTTTGCGCAAATTGAAAACTACCCAGGATGACCCCGATGGTGAGAAGGCCAAGGCTCGCGCCACCAATAATGGGTTTAACCGTCCTCTTGAGATTTCTGAGAAGCTTCGTACATTTTTGGAAATGGCGGATGGTGAGATGATTTCCCGTAGTGAGGTTACCCGTCGTATCAATACCTATGTTACAGCGAGCGGTCTCAAGCATCCCGAGAATGGTCGTGTCATTATTCTTGATGAAAAGCTAACGACACTTCTTGAGCCACCTGCCGGACTTCAGATTACTTTTCTCAATATCCAAAAGTATCTTAGCCCGCATTATACCAAGGTTCCATCTGTTCCCAAGACACCCAGGGTCAAGGCGGAGAAACCCACGCCGGTTGAAATTCCCGCCGTTTCTTCCGATACTCCTCCGGAGACTCCCAAGGTGAAGCGTCCCGTTGTAAAAAAGCCCGTTGTTGTAAAGGCTTAAAAAATATAATATAGTATTAGATAAATGAGTGATCAAGAAGATGAAGTTGTGGTTCTTATTGACCCTCCTCCCCTAAATCGTTTAGAAATTGAACAATTGGTTGGTACCAAGGTGAATAACCTTGCTATCTACCAAAAAGCATTTACGCATAAATCAGCTCTCAAAAGATACACACTTACCGAATCATTCGAAACATTAGAATTTATGGGGGATTCTGTCCTTGGATTTTTAGTTACAAAGTTGTTATTTGACCAGTATGAAGAACGCCAAGAGGGTTTTTTAACCAAGGCTCGAACCAAACTTGTGAGAGGTAATATGTTGGCAAGTATTGCTCGTCGTCTAGAATTGAACAAGTGGATTCTTATGGATGAAAAGGGTATTCGTAATGGATGGAATCATAATGAAAAGGTATTAGAAGATACATTTGAGGCACTTGTAGGAGCTATTTATTTGGATTTAGGTCTTCTTCATACAAAAAAGTTTGTACTTGGAATATTCTCAGACCCAGTCCTTGTAAATATGGATTGTATTATGGTGGATGATAATTACAAGGACCGATTAATGCGTTATTGTCAGGCTAATAAGTTGGGTCTTCCCGATTATCCCATTGTGAGTCATTTGAATGGGATTTTTTGTATATCAGTTTCCATAAATGGTGCAACATTGGGCCAAGGTAGTGCCAAGACAAAAAAACAAGCTGAACAAGTTGCAGCACTTGAAGCACTTGGACAGTTACGAGAAATTTAATAAAAAGTAATAGTAAATGAATAATGCAGTAGTCAGACAAAGGCGTCTTTTAAATTTATTTAGTAAACAAGATAAAAAAGCTATACTTATTAACGGACACGGTCACACTATCGGACCTGAAAAAAACGTTCCACCTAATGTCGCCATTTTATTTTTAGCTGAATCGGGTAAATGTATGGATATAGGCACAAGTTTGGGTATTCAAAATAAATTTTTTACATCAAAACAAAAATTTAAAAATTTTTTAACTGGTGGCAGAGGTCCAAGAAATAATAAACATTATCACCATGTAACTGATATTCTTGCAAGAACAAGTTTGGAAGGGAATAAATATTTAAATATGAATATTCATCTTACTCCAAATACAAACTTTAAAACCATGGGATATGTAAAAAAAATACCTACTAGACCCACTAGAGAAAATGTTAAATTAAAACATTTAGCCAGTACTAACTTTAATAAAGGAGCGCATCAACTATCAAATATAATTGCAAAATTAGGTAATGGTATATATGTAGTATCCGCATGTCGTAGCATTCCAGAGGAAGAAAGTAATAGATTTTTATTAAATATTGTACCGAGTGAATTTCCCACAACTGCTTTAAAACGTTTACCTCGTGGAACTCCTATTTCATCAGCTATTATAGCTCAGCCTATACGTTCTGCTAGAAAAGGTGTAAAATCTGGTGGAATGCTTTCACCAGTTGGTAAATTTACAAGAAAAAAAAATCAAAATAGAAGAAATTATAATAATGCCTATGAAATTAGAAGACGATTATTATCAGGAAATAGTAAACGTCGTGGAAATATTCCAGCATCTCTTTCGCGTGTTGCACCTAAACTTTTGAATCAGTTGAAAAAAGTTTCAAGTACCAATTCATCAACGAAACTTCGTTCTGGTCTAGTTCCAAAGGAATTAAAGAAAAAAAAGACAGAATAAACATGTCTTCATCTTCATTTATTATGATGTTTCGTTTACAATTGGAAGAATCTAAAAAAACAAAAATTGAAATAAGACAAGAATGTATAAATACAATACATTCTATTCAAGAATTTCTTAGAGAAATAGAAGAACCTATTACCGTTCCAGATGTTTATTCAAAAATAAATAATCATTGTTGTTAATAGTTAGAGAACAGTCTCTATTTATGTATAAGATGCACCCAGTTGTTCAGGCTCTTATTGAACACGAGTATGCCGCACAGAGGTCAGAAGAATGGTTGGCACTGCGCGGAAAGATGCTTACCGCGAGTGACGCAGCAACCGCCATCGGGGTCAACTCGTACGAAAAACCAGATGGTCTCATTCTCAAAAAATTTGGATACAACAAGTTTGAGGGAAATGAGGCGACTGAACACGGCAACAAGTATGAAAATGTTGCCAGGGACATTTATTGTGAACGATACAATGAAGTTGCTCACGAAATTGGTCTTCATCCACACCCTCTTTATAACTGGCTCGGAGGAAGCCCCGATGGAATCACTGAATCAGGAAAACTCTTGGAAATAAAGTGTCCCTTGCGCCGTAAAATTACGGGTGAAGTTCCGGTTCATTACATGCCTCAATTACAATTACTTATGGAAATCTTGAACCTTGAAGAATGTGATTTTATACAGTTTAAACCAGAAGAACTTACATGGCCCAACCCATCTGAATTTGTTGTAACAAATGTTAAACGTAGTCGTGAATGGTTTGCTGAACAACTTCCAGTGATGGATGCGTTTTGGAAACGTGTCCTTTGGTATCGTGCAAATGGTGGTGTTGAAGAACTTTTACCCAAACCAAAACAAGTACGAGTATCACGTAAAAAGATTGTAGAAAAGGACCAATGTAAAATTGTTGATTATGATGATGAGGACCTTATTATTAATTTTTAACTTCTTTTTACAAATCTTGGGATAAATTGTGGTGGTTTTTTTGGTTCCAATGATATTAAATAATTAAGATAAAAAATTTTTAAATTATTCATTAAAAGTTTATTTTTAATATTTGAATTATTTAAATATCTTAAAAATTGTTTGTTTTTTGAGTTTGTAATATTACGGGTAAAAGCTGTAAATTTTTTTTTGTTTACAGCTTCTTGGGGTATATAATGATAAGACTTATATTTAGGATATGTATAATTGTTATACATAGAAGCATGAGCAACAGTGTTATTTTTGTTAAATGATATATGAAAATTTCTTTTGTATGATGGTATTTTTGTAGATACAATAAATTTTCCATTTAGATTTTTTCTTAACACTTTCACCATTTAATTATATAAATATTTAATTTCCAATTATGTATCTGAACCAAATGTATTCTCGAGAGAATAGACAAGATATAAGAATCCATCTTCATCCTTGTGTTCTTGATAAATACTATAAAGTGAATTACCAGTTGGCGGTAAAATACCACCCGTAAAAACAAACATGGCTTTTTCAGACCCAAGTTTTATCCTTTTCCTGATTATGGAAACAAATTCTCCAACTGTTAAACTATTTGGAACAAGATACTTGTACTTGTCAACATTTGGTGTAATCTTATTACCCGGTTTTATAAGAACCGGAATCCTATCATCATATTTTAAAAGTAATTTACTCGACTCATTTTTTCTTTCTTCTAGTGTAAAATCTTCTTTAAACTTATCCATTAATATATTATAATATATTAATGTACCAAATTATTTAGATAGTTGATAATAGATTTACGAGTAAGTTCATCACTCAATATATAAAAATCTTCTATATTATTGGGATTATTATGTACACATTTAACTTGGTTACATATTGAATATTTATCAAGATTTAACATACTACGTTTTAATGTGGATTCACGTTTATTATACGGAAAATGACAAAATCCCGTCATGTCCAAATGTAATCCATATAACCAACCGTAATTATTATTCTGAAAATGGTTCAAATTCAATTGTGTACAAATTCTATTACAAAGTTCAATTGTTAAAATCATGGTAGGATGATTATGTGTAAAAAATAAAGGTTTATCACGATTTAATTTAATAAAATCTGATATTTTAATTGTACAATGTTTTTCACGTTCTTGTAATATTTCTATACTTTTTAACCGTCTATCAGATAATTCAAAATTTATAGAATTATCATCATACATTTTTAAAATTTCATCTGATGAATGTCCCTTTTGAACAAGTTTATCAATTATGGAAAATCCACCAGTCCCCATATGAATACTAAATGTTCCATCATCATATATATAGGGAAAACTAACTTGTTTACAGTTTGGAGATAATTTTGAAGTATATTTTTCAATTGGTTCTTTTGATGAATATTGAAAAATAAAAAGATCACATGTTGCTAATTCTTCATCAGTTGGATATTCATTCTCAATATAATTATGATAATGTTTTATGCGACATCCAATTGATTCAAATAATGGTTTAATTCCAAGACTTCCAACACAATTTGTATACAATATACAATTTTTAAACATTATTATTTATTTAGTAACTTTAAGTTTTAATACTCATATAACATAAATGAATACTCACAAGTTTTCACAACTCTTGTTCAAGAGTCAAGCGCCATTGTGTAAACAACTTGGTAAACTTGATACCACATCCATAAAAAGTATACGCGAGTCACTTGGTACCAAATTTACAAATTGTCAATTGAAAAAAATTTATCAAGAACATGTTAAAAAATACATGTCTAAAAAATAATTAAGAAGAAAAGAAACTAATTATAAAGATGGCTGAGTTTGCTGATACCCACACGTTTAATTATCTTTCGACCCTCGGTGATTTTCGTGACAATTTTCCAGAAGATCATCGCCCTTCATGGGTCAAGATTACAACCATTACAATTATTTCCAAGTTTCAACAAGAAATTGATATTCCAAAACTTCGAAATCATTACATGTGTGCAGAATGTCGTCCAAAATATCAATTGAATCCCAAACATGACCGATGTTTGGCATGTCAGTCTATTAATATAAAAATTCGAGCCAAGGGTAGTACTTCTAATGGATTTGAGTGGAAGATGAAGGATAACACCTTTTATAATCAAATTACACTTGGATACATTGATCAGTACAGTACCAAGTCTGTCAAGGTTTTTCCAAATGGAAGTGTTCAGGTTGCAGGATGTTCAGACTTGTTTGATTGTCGTCGAGTAATCAAACAATTAACCTTTATTTTGAATAAAATTCTTGAAATTAAAATTCCAAGCAGTGAGTTTATCGTGGTGATGATTAACACCAACTTTAGTCTCAATTATAACATCAACTTGATGGAGACTATGCGTGTCTTTTCAGAAAACAAGTTATTTTCAAGTGTAACATTTGAACCGGACAGGTACTCGGCGGTAAAGATTAAGTTTAAACCATCTGAAAATATGAAGCAAGTGACGACAAGTATTTTCAGTACAGGAAAAATTATAGTCACAGGAGCGCGGACTCTCAAGGAGATTGTATTCGCCTACAACATCATCAACCAGCACATCAATGCACACAAGGAGGTGATCAAGGTTTCTCGGACATTGGTAACGGATGTTTTTGATACAGTCTACGGGTACAAGATTGAAGATTGTATCAAACATCTCAGGGAACATGGGTACCAGCCATGGCATTTTACACGCAGTAACGTGCCGATTAATTTCTAGGTTGATATAAATGTCGACAAGATTGGGAATGGCCGATGGTAGATGCTTTGAAATTAACACAGCCGCTTCGTTGTTTAATAATTATGTAATGGAAAAAAATGGAATCCCACTTGTGGATAATTATGCGTACCGTCAGCTCCTCCAGCGTCAAGGTCCATCAGTCATCGAACGAATTGTAGGAGCAAACCAGAATGTCAAGGGACTAAATGGAATGCCCCTGTGCGTTGAATGTAACACTCCTCTCCTTAAAATGCCCAATGTGTACTAAAAAAAATACTATGGTAATATAAATGGATTATGTTAAACGGTTTTTGAGAGGATTGTATCCTAAACCTCCTAATAAAAATAAAAATGAATCTCCTAAAAAAAATACATTAACATTGCGTAAACTTTTAAATAGTAATAATAGTTTTAATGTTTCTCAAATAAGTTATGGATCATGTGGGCCACGACAAAAAACATCAAAAAATAATGTACAAGTTTGTAAACCTTTAAGAGTTACAATTTCTCAAAATAGTTCAAAAGGTACTCCACTTGTAATAAAAAATAAAACTGTAGAATCTCTTGATCCAGGTTCATATCTATTTCTTATTAAATATAATAAAAATTCTAAAACATTTTCAATTGTATTTTCACCTTTAACAACCCGACAAGAACTTATGACACGTCACGTATTTATGGGTAATCTAGCATATCAAACTCTTCGGTCAAATTTTGTAGTGGCATCAGGTGAGTTACAAAAAACTGAAAATGGAACAGTTAAATTTAATTTAGAAAGTGGTACATTCATGTTACCTTTAATGAAAGTATATAAACAATATGGATTACATAATAATAATGTTAAAAATATGGTGAAGAATGTTTTTAGGTATCCTGCAAATTATACATCTAATATACTTACTCCTAATAAAAATAGTACACTACAAGAACTTACAGAAACACCTGGTGTAAGTGTAAAAGTGCGTGGAACACCTGGTCAAAAAATGGGTGTACCACTTACAAGTCTTTTTAATTTTGTTACAAGTAATCGAAAACTTAGAAGTGAGGGACCTGTCGATCCTAGATTTGCTGTAAAAAAAAGTGCACGCAATAGTTAATGATTAAGAATATTTATAAACAACATGGGGCTAAATTAATAAATGCACATGGGACAATGTTGAACAATGTAAAGACTGTACCAAAAGATACAGTTTTAATGTTTTTAACAAATCCTGGATATTGTACCCTTTTACCTTTGGCCCGAAGTGTATACCACAATTTTTTTGAAACTAGAAAAGATTTAGAAAAGTTTTTAAATGGAAATATTCCAGATAAATATATATATGTTTCAAATATTAAAAATAGAACACACTTACCAGACCAAACCTATAAAAATATGAGTTTAACATTTAATAATAAAATTTTTAGGGGTCTTGCTTATGTGCGAAAATTGCCATTAACATCTCAGCAACATATATTAACTCATTATGCTAATAGATTTAATAAACCACCTAAATTTGCAGAAACAGCTGGTCCCATAAAAAGAGGAACTCGAACAAAATTGTCAAATGTTTTAGAAGATACGGGTCCAGGTGTTTATGTGATTGCATCATGTAGAAGAACACTTGAAAATAGAGCTAAAAAACATGTACCACTGAATACATCTAATAATTCATGGCCCTATAATAAAGCAGTTCATCCTACAAATGTTACACTGAAACGTAAAAATAATTCACTCATGGGTAAACATCCAGCATCTTTTAATTTTACTTTAAAGGCGGAAAGAAATTATACTAAAAAAAAACCACCTATTACAATACGAAATGTTCTAGCTCACATGTCTAAAAATAATGGTAAAAGTTCTTTCAGAACATATATAGCACCTTTATATGCTAATACTAAAGTTGATACATTGAAAAAAACTCATGATGCTCTTTTGAATACAAGTAAATTGCCACTCTTAATTCGTTCAAAACTTTTAATTTATCCAACTCAAAAGGCTCAAATTATTTACAAGTATTATAGAATAAAACCACCATTAGTATAAATGGCAACATGCACAGGTAAAACAGGTTGTAAAGGTAAAATTATATTAAATGGAATGTGTTGTCGGCATGTTAAACAACAATGTTCTATATGTTTTGAAAATGTTGGTAGTACAAATACTGTGAGTACTAAACGCTTAACATGCGGTCACTCATATCATGTAGATTGTATACTCAATTGGTTTGTTACATCAAATGAGTGTCCAGTGTGTCGTGTAAAACAAGAGGATGATTCCATGATACTATTCAAGGGAAAAGTTGAGGAAACTCTGAGAGAAAAGTATCGTGATGCCATTGAATCTCTTCAGCAAGAAGTTATGGAATTACAGGCTGAAGGCCCTGCATTTATTTTTAATAATCATATAATATAAATGCCAGGACCGCGTAAAAAAAGATTAACACCTTGGCAAATGTTCACATTAGGACTGGCAACTTTTGGTGGTGCCAAAGCTTATAGACCCAAGTCTAATGCATTAGCTCTTCCTTCTTATAATGTTAGGAGAAATAATTCAAGTCGTGTAGTTCCGTATAGTAGTGGTAGTAGGCAAAATAATTCAAGTCGTGTAGTTCCGTATAGTAATGGTAGTAAAAGACGAAAAAACTTATCTTCCGCTGTAAATTTTAAGCCTAATAATGTAAAAAATGCTGCAAAAGAATATGCATCTTTTGCTAAAAATGTAGGAATAAAAACTCAATATAAAATGGTAAAAGCCAATAATCCTACTAATTTACGATCACGTCATTTTGCAAAAAAAAATAATTTAGTTTATCCAGTAGCAGGAAATAATAATACTGCTAATAGAAAAAAATTTGTACTAACAAAAAAAAATAAATTAGTTAATGCAATAAGAAGATTAACTTTAGCTACAGCAAACAAGGCTGCTACTGAAACTAGATTAAAAAAATTAAATAGAGTTGAAAACCCAAATCAACGAGTAATTAATAGTACTTTTAACCATTTAAAAAATGCAAAACAAAATGAAACCATGAAACAACGAAGCAATTTAGCAATAAAAAAATTAGAAAATTCAGAAAAAATAGAAAACAAAAAATTACAAAATTTACAAAAGGTACAAGAAAATAACTGGCAAGTATTCAGAACAAGACGAACTAGAAGATTACAAAATTTAGTAAAACGCGAGAGTAAAAATTTACAAACTCATATAAATGAACGTATTACCCCATTCACATTAGCATTAAAAAGTTCAAATATAAGTGCACAAAAATTAATAAATAATGCCGTTATAAATGTAAATAAAACATTTGTCACTAATGAAGTTGCTATTGTAAATGAAGCATTAAAAATACCAAATACTGAAAACTTTACCAGGCTTGTAACCTTACTAGCTGATGAAAATGTTCCTTTAACTAAAGCTAGTGCTGTAGCTCTTGGTAATATCCAAGCAAATGTAGAAACATTACAAATTATGCATAAAAAAGCACAAAATACCGTTCAATTATTTGTAAACCAATCATTAGAAAATCAAAAAACATTAAAAAATCAAGCAAAAAGAAATATTAACAAACGAGTAAATGAATCACAAAAAATTATAGAAACTCAGGTGCAACAATCAGTAAATAGTCTTCAAAATGGAGTTAAAAATGCAATAAAAGCATCATTTATCGCAGTTACACAAGCTAGTATATCATCAGAAGATCTTAAATTAAGGAAAGCTGATGTAGTTATAATGAAACATAAGGTAAATGGAACTTTTAAAAAGGAACTACAAGAGGCATATTTATATCCAGGTGTATTATATGCTAATAGTGATGGTGACAGAATCGTGATGGTACTTTTTTGGTCGTTTCTGAAAAATTCAGAAGCAAGGTCTAAATTAAGTCGTAAATTTGCAAAATTGGCATGGACACATCTAATGTCATTATTATCATCATTAGTGTCTAAAAATGACGACACTAAAATTCCTATGTATATATTAATGACTATAATGAAACTTTCCGCAGTTGGAGCGTCTTATAAAACACTAATGTTTGCTGCAAAAACAATCGCACTAAAGTATATAATAGCATCTTCAATAATAATAAGTACCGCTATATTAGTTGCTGGTCTCAGTCTTGCATCCCCGTTGGCTATAACCCAACAAATAATAACATTGGCACTAGAATTAGAAGAGTACCAATAAGATGCGAATAATATGTATTTATTTATTAAACTCTACCATTAATGTGTGAATGTTCTATATGTTTGAACCCAGTACGGTACACTAGAACATCCAAAAAATTAGATTGCGGTCACTTGTATCACGGTACGTGTATAGATGAATGGATTTCCGCAGGTGGTAACACGTGCCCCACGTGTCGCACTGAATTTGATAGACCCACATTCCGTGTAACTATTAATGTAGAAAATATTCGTACAAGAGCAGTTACAGTTGAAGAAATGACAGATAATGATGTTATTGAAATGTTAATGTCAAGATTTAATTTAGAACATGGAAGTGAATTATCATTTAATGCTTCCAATCTAGAAGAACTTAATCAAATTATTTCTGACTTTGGTATTAACATCAATCCCCTTGTTCTTGACACAGAATGATGAACAATACTTGGTATAATTGTATCCATAATTTCTATTGGCTCTCCTTGGATCCTTGATTATTTTACCCGCTGCATCATACAAAAGAGGTCCAGTGGCCCATCCCAACTTGTGACTAAATACATTCGCCTTGACCTTGATACATTTACCCTTTGGCGGCAACTTTATAGGAAGTCTCGAAACTGGAATCTTAAAAAACTTGGCAATTTTAGAAGGTGTATCACCTTGCCGTATAGTGTACTTGACAAGCCCATGTTGTTTATAAAAATGAAAATCACCAGTTGAATTGTTATATTTATTCTTTGGCGCCACAAACATCATTATCTTGTAAAAGTTTTTCCTACATTTCTCATCCCCTCGGGCTTTATAAACCTTTTTGGGATTGTCTGAAATAACGCGAGCCGCCAGACCTTTACAATTTCTATACGTATGAAATATACTCGACATACCAGAGCGATTACCGGGAACACTTTTGTTCATACGGTACTTGGCGTGGTCGCCAACCGCATAAGCGTAGCAGTTGTCCACATGGAGGCCCTTACCACCCCACGGATACCAAGAATACATACTTTCACTCCCAGATAAAGGAAGAGAACCACCATTTCGCATTTACTTTTACCAAGAAATAAAAACTTTGTAACTATTAATGGGTGGTCTAATACAATTAGTTGCATATGGTGAACAAGATGTTATTCTTACAGGAAACCCAACTGTTACATTTTTTCAGGCTGTTTATAAACGTCACACAAACTTTGCCATGGAGACTATTCAGCAGACGACAAATGGACAGATTGCAATAGCTGCTATAACAAGCAATTCTAAAATTTCAGTTGTGATTGCTCGTAATGGTGATCTTGCTGGTGAAATGTACATAGAACTTCAGTCGAATACCGTATCTCTTGGTACAAATGTATACAGTGGTTTTTCAAATGTTGTCGGAACACTTGACGGAACATCTTGGATGGCTGAACGTGCCATTTCTGATATTATATTAACTATTGGTGGTCAACAGATTGATAAGCATTACCAGCGTTGGTGGAGGTTATACTCGGAGCTTTACCTTGATGAAACAAAGAAGATTCAGTATGGAAAAATGACAAGTAATCCAAATCTTTTAAATCTTGGCGCAGCTAATAGCAATAATGGCAAAGTGTACCTTCCTCTATTATTCTTTTTCAATAGAAACCCTGGTTTGTACCTTCCTCTGATAGCACTTCAGTACCATGAAGTAAAACTTGATTTTGATATTTCACAAGAGTTTACATCGTATTTCAATTCGACATTCTTTAATGTATGGTGCAATTACGTTTATCTTGATACAGAGGAACGTCGTATGTTTGCTCAAAAGGGACACGAGTACCTTATTGAACAACTTCAGTACACTGGCGCATCTGCTTTGACTTCTACAATTGGAAACACAAACTTTTCACGTATCACATATAACCACCCAGTCAAGGAACTTGTGTGGTGTATTACACAAAATTCATCGGGTGGAAAAAAGCTCTGGGACTTGACAGATGACGCAGATACTTTAAATCGTATTGTTATTACAACAAATACTAGTAATACTATTAATAGTTCTAACGGGTACGTTCCTATTTCATATTCAACAGGAACACCTGTTCAATGGTTTGGTGCGCCTGGTAATACAGCAACTCAATGGATTGAAGATGGAAATTCAGCTGGTACATCTTTTGGACCACTTGATACATTAAAACTCATTATCAATGGACAGGATCGTATGAAGGCTCAGACTGGAAAGTACTTTAACCAGATGCAACCATATTACCATCACACTGGCAATCCTTACCCAGGTATCTACTCATACTCTTTTGCACTCAAACCAGAACAACATCAACCATCTGGTACTTGTAACTTTTCACGGGTCGATAATTCACAAGTTGCAGTTGTTCTCAAGACTGGTGTATCATCTAATTCATATCTGGAAATGTTTGCTATAAACTACAATGTTCTCAGGATTCAATCTGGTATGGGAGGACTTGCATTCTCGAATTAGAGTTTCTTTTGTAAAACAAAATATATATTTTTAAAAGAGTATTGCTTTTCAGAGTTGCTCAACTTGGAACACCAAACCGAGTCGCCACACATTTCTTCAAATGTTTTGGTTTCGACTAGTGAAAAACCCCACTTGTCCATAATTTCTAAAAACTTTTGGAAATTAACCAGATACTCTGCAATGGGTTTATTAAAATATTTAGTTCCTTTGACAAGAACTTCAACCTTTTGTCCCAAGAACTTCAACTTGTTGAAACTATTTTTATTATTTTGATAATGTTTGACAAGATTTACAGTATTGGTACTAACAGACTGTTTCTTGTGGAGCCAATCATACACCTTTCGCCCATCAAGTGTTGTACCAATAAGGTACCCACCAGGTTTGAGATTCTTTTGAATATTCATAAGAAGACTCTCAAAAAGTTTTTTATTTTCAAAAAAGTAATGAATTGCAAAGTTTATATTGATAATATCAAAAAGTCCCACGGTGTTCTTGACTAGGTTTCTAACATTGTAAATTGGAGAATTCACCTTGTAAAAAGACATGCTATTGGGATGATTGTACTTGACAGCCACTAGATCCACCCCAACAACTCGTTTGGCACCCGCCTTGCTGTACTTGCCAATATCTTCACCTTTACCAGAACCCAAATCTAACACAACTTTACCCGGTGCGTATTTCATTATTAATTTACTCTTGATTTCAGAGTGATAATCTCGAAGCAACAAGGGACCGCGTCCAAGTTGTTCAATGGTTAACGGGTTTCGAATCGCCTCCCAGGCTTGGTTCGATGCAGCAACTCCATTGGGAAACTCTTTATCGGGCCTAAATTTAATCATTACAAAGGTACCACCATCAAACTTAAATTCAGCAACACCCTTTTTGGGTCGATTTGCGTTACCAGTTGTTTCAATGATTCCTTGACGCAAATCATTTGATAGACCCTGATCCTCGAATATGAGATTCTTGACTCCTCCAATTGAACCTTTTCCATTGGTACCATCAAATGGAATGATACCATAATTACTATTTTTTCCCATTCCAGCTAGAAAGAGTTTTGTTTTAGAACCATGGGTCTCAAAATAAAAGTCAATGGTATTATCATCCTTCCATTTTAGGATATTCTTGTTAAAATATGGGTCATCGACTGGGGTAAATATGAGCCCATCAAGTTTGTACTGTAGTTGAGACTTGTGTCCCCATACAAACTTTGCAGCTTCATAAACAGATTTAAAGGCGGTTAGTTTATTACCGGGATACTCATGTACCTTGTTACTTTTTTCTACAAAAAATGTCTTCATACGAAGAAACTGAAGTCGGAGACCCATTAGCACTTCATAGACTGTGTCGAGTCTCTTGGTAAGGGTTGCTCCTCTAACATCTTTGCCTTGTGTAAAGAGTGCATCAAAGGCATAAAACGTGTTGTTAACAAATTCACCATCAAGAACTGTGTTTGCAAAATCCGGTCTCGGTGGGAGACCAGGAAGAGGAATGAATTCAAGTTTTCTCGTAACAAATGAAAATACCCCGTACATGTTGATATAAAGGAGGTAACGTTCGCCATCTGCTTTATCTGTGACGGAGTAATTATATTTGGTCAAAAACTTGCGGTCAAACGCCTGTTTGGTCAATGTACCAGGCAGAGGTCCTGCAAACTTGTAACTTCCTAAAAGTGTCTTGTACAGGTAACTGTTATTTATTATACTTGAAACAGCAACAATAATATCCTTGACACCTTTATTACCTTTGAACTCAAGTTCAACTTGAAATGTTTTATTTTCGGGTAAATAAGTCAGATCCATCTGGTGATTCTCGTGTACAAATGTGGTACGGTCTCGCGTAACTGCATATTGTGACGTCTTATTAGCCTTGTTGAATATATTTGCATTATTCAATGAAATCTCCTTTGATTTTGCCAACCGATAACCAATCTTATTATTATTTACTGTATTTAGTTTCTCCTTGAGTTGATACTTGTTTCCAATTTTACGTACTGTTTTTGTTCTGCTTATTGTTCTGGAAATAACCTTGTCAACAACATGTGATTTTTTCCAGCCTAGCTTTGTAAAGTACTGATTAATCTCAGCAAACTGTTTTTCATTTACACCAGGTGTAAACTTTGAGCCCTGAAACCTACCAAACCTAATCTCAGTCTCTATATTATTATTCATTTACTATTACATTTTTTTTTATTTTGTAATAGTAAATGATTTCCGACTTTATCAACATCAAGAGCACAACCGGCTTTCTCAAGTTTCTTGTAATCTTCCTACTTGTTCTCTTCATAAATGTTTTTGTTGTTCGATTTTTGTGGAACACCGTACTTGTTAAGCACATCACTGTCCTCAGGCCAGTCCAGTCTCTCCTTGACACACTCCTTCTTGCCATTGCGCTCACCATGTTTAGCGGAAACTGTATGAAAGGTAGCGAATAAAAAAATAAATAAATAATAAAAAATGGCGGCAAAACTAGTTTCAGGGCTCATGCATTCAAGGACCCAGGCGCATATATTTCACTTGCGAACCAAATCATTCGCGGCGCACAAGGCTCTCAAGAAGTACTATGAAGGTATAGTCCCTTTATTGGATGATTGGGCCGAGGGATATCAGGGGCGCTACGGACTCATATCTGGGTACAAGTCTGGACCAGTGTCACAGAACCCTATGATGGCCAAGGCTTATTTTAAACGACTCTTGAAAATTGTTAATGGAACAAAAATTAAAGATTCATATTTAAAAAATATTTTAGATGCTATTCGTCAATTGATTTATCAAACCTTGTATCTTCTCACACTTGATTCAAACTCGAACAAGAAAAAAATATGAGTGCTACGCACTCGAAATCGAACAAGAACTTAAAATAAATATGAGTGCTACGCACTCGAAATCGAAACAAGTTTCCACGAAGGCCCGCCAAAATCGCCAGATTCCCACCAGCCGCAATACTTGATTTCCACTTGAACCTGGTCACTCTTGACCATTTCTTGAATTGTTTTTTGACCAGTAACTTTACACATGACTCTATTGTACCGAAATGGTATTTTAACTTTTAATAAGTTACCATTCAATGGGTCAACAAGTGTTTTAACTGGTATCGCCTTTTTAACGTGATTAATCTTAATCATCTTTACAGTATCACTATCAAGTTCTAGTGTAAAGTATTTTCTAGAGTCGCCAAACATTGGTTCGGCAATTGAACAGTTCATTTAATTAAATTAGTTATTATCTTTTAATTAATGAAAATATAAGTGGTACTCCAATAAGAATAAGTAGACCTAAAAATATCCAAATACCATATTTTGTAAAAAATTGTCCTATATTAGCTAAAAAATCAAAACTTTTCTGAGCATCATCGGCAACTGTTTTAACAAAATCACAAAATATATCCCATGCACTATAATGACGATATATATATTTATAATTATTTGCACATGTATCAACCTTGTCAACTCCACAATTTGTTGTTAGTACCGTAAAACTTGTTGTTTCACAATTACAATTTGTTTCATCAATAGCAAAAGTTCCACAATCAAGTTTAATATCTTCATCACCAGACCCTAAATGTAACTGATAACATCCAGATTTTTCATTAGCTAAATGTTTAAAAAGTTCAATTACACCAGCTATAGTTAATCCAACCAATGTTAAACCACCAAAAATTTTAGCCTGTCTTAATAATTTTTCACGTGTAGTTGGGTTTGGTTCTTTAGCAGCTTTAGCTTCTGCATCTTTTGCAAGTTTTTGTAAATCAGCATCAGATTTTATATTAAATTTTTCTTTAAAATAATCTATAGTTTTTTGAAACCATGATTTATTGGTATCATTTTGTAACTGATCTATACCACCTTTAACATCAATATTTACTGGATCTTTTGAAAATACTTCAAGTATAGGTTTAAGAGAGTCTACAAGATCTTGTGCCGCTTTTACAAGAGTCTCGCTATCAGTCGTTATGGTTCCTGATATTGAATCACCGTTTGCAAAAGATTTAGTAAAATTTATAGTAGATGTTCTGTCTGTAGCATTATCTTTTTGTATATTATCAGCTACTTCAGCTGCAGCTGTATCGCTTGCTAGTCCAGCTGCTTTTATTGCATCAGCTGCTGCTTCTGCTGCTTTTGCTACATCTATTTCAGGTGGAAGATCAGCCATTTTATATATATATATAATATAAATGGCAGCACCAACTGGAGGTGGTAATTGTTCCCCTGATGAAGCCCAAATACAAAGACATTTTCAGTCTTCAATAGTATGGAGTGGAATTCCATTTGTCGGTCCAAGTCTTACAAAATATGCAACACCTTTACCAGCTGATGGTCAAGAAGACCTTGATACTGCTAAAGGTACTTTATTAGCACAGACATCGGACTGGCAAGCAAAAGTTACAACATTAACTGTCGCTAATACTACAAACTTAAATGAATTATTAAAACTTATACCACCTTATACAGAAGCTGCTGCCACTTTATTAGTATTACCAGTTTCACAAGATGTACAAATTTTATATATTCAAGTTATTTCAATTATGATTATTATGATGATTATAATTTTCTACGGTATTCATAAGTAATATGGCTGCAATATTTGGTTTACTTTTATTTACAATGACTACACAGATGGTAGCTTCTGGAATAGCATATAATGATGATGTTGCAAATGAAATTGCCAGACAAAAAGCAATTTGTAAAGAAACTGATAATGTAAATGCTCAAATAGTACAAATTGATAATTTAATAAAAAATTTGAATGCAGCTGAACCAATATCAGCAGAAAATGATGAATTAATTTCTCAATTATCGGATACAATTCGTGCTTCTATAAAAAATATAAATGATTTAAAAAAACAATTTATGCAAAAACTTTTAATAATGCTTGTTAATAATATTTTAATAGTTGCAATCATTTCAATTTATATAATTAATAAAGTTTCAGATTAGATACTACATGTACATGGTGTTATTATTTACAATCTTGTAATCATGTTCACACATGTCCCGAAGTTCATCAATAAATTCTAGTATGTTATCAGTCATGAGATGTCTCACGAAAAACTTTTGAAGAATACAAGGAGTCAACTGAAGTTTTGATGCAAGTAATACAAACTCTTGTACATCTTGTGTCGGAAAAAAATGAATAAACATATTTTCAACTTGACCCCTTTTCATCAAGTCAAATTTTAAATAATAATCCACCCGCCTCTTCATTGCCGTGTCATCCATGTTGGCCAACAAGTTTGTCGTCATGAAGATTACCAGACCCGTATTTTTGATGACTCCATCTAAAATATTTAGAATTCCACTAAATGTTATAGTTGACTTGTCTGATTTTCTATCAGCTGAAAACAAGGAATCCATATCCTCCAAACAAAGTATGGTATCCTTGGGCAACTTGTAAACTGCGCGACGGATACTCGTGTCACTCATATCCTTGTCTGAAAAATCTAATATAGCTATATTTTTATTTAGTTCAGTGGCAATGGTATAAATCATACTGGTCTTTCCAGTTCCCGGAAGACCATGAAGCATATAGGTTCGCACATAGGGAATTTCAAGTTGTGAGTACCGTTCACTATTATTATAAAAACTATTTAAATCACTTAGAACCTTTTGATAACTATCATCTGGAAGATAAATACTTTTGTTGGAACGTTTTGGAGTCTTGTACTCATCACACCAATGACCACCATCCCATGTCAATACTACAATATCCTTTTCAAACTTTTCAAAATGTTTACACTTTTTGTCATATTCTATATTCGCCTCTTTGATAAACTTTAAAATATCATCCTCATTAGGCCCTTCAAGAATAAGTTCTCTATAAATTTTTGGGTCAGATCTATATTCTATACCAGAGACTGGTTCGCCTTTTGTAATTGGTGTAATTGTTAGTTCCCCAATAGTAACTGGTCCATTTATTGAAAGGTTAATATTATCACCTCCAAACATTTCAATAGTAGAATTATCACATTCGGTAGCCTTTTGCTTTGCATACCAACATACTGCACTGAATGTACCCTTTGTCTCGCGAAAAATAGTAATCTTCATTTTATTAAATAATGTTTAGAATTCTTAATTACGTTTTTGTACTAATAATGTAACAATTGCTATTAGTACTATAATACTAGGACCAGGTGGCAATGGAGGTGGTCTCACTGCAAACATTTATAATATTACAATTTAATTCTTTTAGTATTATAAAATGGAGTGGTGGGTAATATTTTTAATTCTTCTTAGTGCAGTCATGATGATTGCTTCAACCGCAATTGGTATTCAGTGTATAAATGATCCAAAGACTAAACGAGAACAGTACCTTATTGTAACATTGATACTTTCTATATTACTAGTTTTACTCATGGGTTACGTAATATTTCAAGGGGCTACACCTTCGAACATCTAAAACATTCCCAGGGATTGCTTGTTCTTTTAGAAAGATCTGAAAATTCATCAATAGAATACTGGGAACCCATTGACTTGTTACACTTTGAACAAATTGGTCGAAGATTATCTATATTTGTGGCACCGCCTTTACTTTCGGGTATATTGTGACCAACTTCAAAGTTAAAGGGTGATATCATATTTTCACACCATTTAACATTACACTTGTGTTTAAATTTAGTTTCCCCTAAATAAAGAATCCAGACCTGCTCACGAAGAGCTAAAGGAATTTTTTGTTTCTTTCCCATTCAGTAATATTGTTATTTATCTCTAATTAAAATAAATAAGTATATAAAATGGCGGAAATTACTATTTTTTTAGATAATAGTCTCAACAGTGCAGACAACAATCCTCCAGGATTTAGTCAATGGGTCGGAGGAAATGAACATGGTGATCCACTAGGTATTAAAGTTGATAAAACCGATACAAATTTAGCTTTTAAATTGGTACCTGTTGATTTTTTACAGACTTGGTACTATGAATATGGTTGGATATCTGGTGCTAATATAAACGGTCCATTTGTGGATGGTCAAACAATACAATTGAAACAAATTTCAAAATAATTTTTTAGTGATACATTGCCATCATTCTAGAATAATCGCCACCCGATTCCTTCACCATGTGTGCAAACATGGCACTTGAACCTTCCGTGGCCAGTACCTCAAATCCCTTTTTATTCGCTGCATCCATACCAACCTTGTCTGCATATAAGTTTGCAATTTCCCTTTTCGTTTCAACTGGTACATTTGGTTCTTGAATAATATCCATAGCAGTAACGGCTAGGAGGACTGGTAACGGCACTTGGTTACTTGAACAGCTTCCCATTTTTCTTACCAATATTACTCTTGTATTCCTTATCTAACTTTATTTATTTAATGAGTTTGAGATGAAAAAATTGGTTGCGTAAAATGCTTAAAGATATTATACGTAGTAATAATAACAATGTCTCTCGAGCAAACATATACATGTGTCCCAGGACAGGTTTATTCATGCATGTCAGTGGTTGGTCCTGATTGCCCTCAGAAGAGTGAAAAGTTTGGACTAAAAATCTATGGATGCTTTTCAACTCGTGATGAGGCGGCAAATCACGCCAAGCGTCTTCAGAAGGAGGATGCCACCTTTGACATTTATGTGGTTGACATGTACAAGTGGCTTTTAATTCCTCCCGACCGTGACCATATCGAGGATACTCATTATAACGATGACAAGCTCGAGGAGATTATGTCCAAGTATCGCGAGAATCAGGCTCTTGGAACCAAGATGTTTGAAGAGCGCAAGAGGGATATGATGGCCAAGCCCACTTCAGGTGACATGCCATTCATCAAGCCCGGTGATGAAAACTCCAAGTATTACAACAAGCCCGATGAGCCTCCTATTAGTCACCCTGCTGAGATTGTTGAGAAACTCAAGCTTGAGAAGCCTGATGCTCCAATTGAGGAACTCATCAAGGAGGCGGAGGGATTAATTGCAGAGGAGATGAAGGAGCGACAGCGTCAGCGTCTCGAGAGTGGTGGTGGTATGACAATTAATTTGGTACCAGAGGATGCCGGTTCATCTTCAGGAACTTCATAAAAATAATAAGAGTAACAAGTAATAATGGGTCTCATCTCAATAGTAATTAATTTAATAACATTAGCGGCTGTATCCCTTGTTTTTTATATTACATTTCTAGCTTTCAATAAAAGAGAAGTTAGAGATGAAACATGGTTAGAAACATTTAAGAGACTTTGGTCATCAGAGAAAGAGATTAATAAAGCACTTACCAAAGGAGTTGAATATGGTAATCTTGGTTCATTTGTTGGTCAAGATTGGGAATATGTACCAAGTATCCTTATTAAAGAAGCCGATAATCAAGATGACTTGTTAGAATTTATAGCAACCGGTAAACCTAATTATGTAGGAACCGGTGGTTCTACTAAGTAAAGAAATTGAGGGTGCCCTCGTTAAAGAAATTGAGGGCTATGCCCTCTAAGCAACAGCCCGTATAATAATGGGAGTTGCTATACTTTTACCCATAAAAAAAGCTAATAAAACACATGCAATAATAATAATCCAGTGAGTTCTATCAAGTTCTGAAAAAATATCAAATTTTTTCTGAATTTGCGTTGGAGGCTGTTGTTGTATATAATATCTAGGTTCTGGTTGGTAGTACTGCTGTTGTGGTTCTGGTGTTATTTCTTCCTCGGTAGGAGGTTCTACCCACTGATTTTGTTGTGGAAGTGAATCATCTATAGGAACTGGTAAATCAATCTCCATTATTAATAATACATTCTTTATGTTTAAGCCTCTTCTTCACTCTCGTCTTCTTCGCTTTCATATGTTACGAAACCTTTTAGATTTCCCTCGTCGTCCCCATCTTCCTCCTCGTCTTCCTCATCGTCGTCCTCTTCTTCCTCCTCATCAGAGTCTTCCTCATCGTCAGAGTCTTCATCTTCGTCACTGTAATCATCAATAACCTCTTCTTTTGGTTCATATCGGTCAGGTGGTTTTGAAATACGGCCAGACCTTGTACGTGTACTAATCGATATCATTTATATATTATTCATGTAACAATTTGTTTAAGTATATTTCTTTAATTCTCTTGTTATATCATCTATGAATACTTCTTCAAAACCTTCTGTATCAGTATATAAACTAAAATCATTAATATTTTTTACTGCATTTTTTAAATAGTCAACACCTTTTGTAGTATCAAAAAGTTCTAAATTATTTACAAATTCTTTAAATAGTTCTGGGTTAAAATCAGCGTATAATTCAGCTTTTTTTATACATTTTTGAACATCAAGTTGTTGTTCTGGTGGTGGCGACTCTTCTTTTTTATGATATTTAAATGCTACTGCAATTACTAAAAGCGCCGGAATTAACAGGTAGGTGTACATTAACAGTTCTAGTTTTTAAATTTACAGATTTTTTTCACAGTTGGATATAATAGTCTGTATATACTAGTTTGTAGTACATATTCTCGTCCTGAAAAATCTTTACAAAATAATACATGTTTTTTATCATCATCGTTTAGTTTATTTGAATGATTACAGTTATTTTCTTTACACAATCCAAATCGTTCAATTTCTGTTTTACATGTACAAAAACATTTCTGAAAAATATGACCCTTGTTATTAATAATAAGTTTTACATGATTTGAGTTGTGATTTCTTTTAATATTTTCACAGTACCTAGATGTAGTTTTTAATAAATAAATATCTTTTAATTTAAAAATTTGAAGAACTCGAGTATCTTCATTCCCCTCCATATTTTTTTTTATAAATGTTTCAAGTTGTACTAAAAGTTCTGTATTAATAATCTCATTTTTTGACTCTGTATTTGTAAAGTCACCTTCGCGATGAAACTTTTTTGGAATAGGTTGGCACAAGATAACAAGTTCTGGAATTTCAGTGATTGTTATTTCAGTTGTTCTTACAGTTGACATGAGCAACTTTTCTATTGTAATTTCCTGTGTGATATTCTCAATATGTCCTTCACAGTACTCAAAAACTGGAACATATTCACCTTCTATAAATTTACCACCATCACAATTTGTACACCCAGCCCCTTTACATTCTGAATGTTGAGTTTTTTTGTGAGACCATGGCATTCGAAAACCACTGCCTTTGGTACCCACTGACCCATAGACTGATGAATCAATAATCTTTGTCCAATCCTTGGCTGAATAAATTTTTTCAAGTGTATGAACCACATGATGCATTAGCTGTATAGATCCCGCCTGATTCACAACGAGTCCCGGCCAATTGAGATGGATACCAGTTTTAATTTGTCCATCCTTTGGCTTTGGTTCTCCGACTGATATAATACACTTGGTACTTTTAAACGTTTCCACCTTGTCACAAATGATTTGACAGATAGACTTGACTTGATCAAGTGAGAGACTCTCTTCATCCTTGTAATCAATATCCATGAAAAAGTTGTACGTCTCAGTTTTTTGTTCAACTACAAAAATCTTTTCATTCGCCTTGATTGATTGAATGTAGACCTCATAAAATTCTCGCAATTTGTCAAATGGAATAGATAGGATTCCTCCATCCATCAATACATGTGACAAATTTCGTGCATTATTGAAATTATTGGTTTTACACCAAGTTCGTAACATTTTTTTCTTCTTATATTTACTGGTTTTATAAACTCTAAGTACAGCCAAGTAATTCGGCAAGTGACTTATGTTCCTCTTCCTCTTCTACAAGTACCTTAGGAGTCTCTTGTTTAATTGCAATCAAAAGTTCTACAATTTTTAAATTGTACAATTCTTGCGCCTCTGGTGAATCAATATTTAAGTTACGTAATTCACATAACTTTTTAACAAAGTAAACTTTACTCTTCATTATAAAGTTCTAATGTTAAAATTTTGTGTATTTGACGAATTCATTAAATCATAAAATTTAGGATTTTCAATTATATTGGTAATAATCAACTTCCATCTATTTTTTTTATTAAAATCTTCCAAAGTATCAAAAGCTATATCATCATTTTCATCATACGCTTTTTTAATACGAACTCCATCCTTTTTATTAATCTCCATTCTCGCCTTGTTTGCATGAAATTCTTGAATTATTCTAACTTGTTGGTCTAATGTAATATTTACATTTATAAGGTACACATGATACACAAGTGTAACTATGATACCTTCAAATCTATCTTTTTTAGTCTCTTCTGGTGATCTATAACTACTTTCAAACTGAAATTCTGAAAACTCACCTGTTCGTATATTGATAACACCTCTCGTCTCCTCCTCAAGTTCCCTGAGCCCACATTTTAATGGGCTATCAACTTCTGATTTTTTACATCCACCAGTCACAAATATCCATTCTTGATTTCTGGTGTCCCGTACAGTCAAAAACTTGGTATCTGTTTCCGATTTGATTATTGGAATTACAATTGCCTTGTGCCGTATTTCATGACGGTAACTCATTGAGTCTACTATGTATTTACATATTAATCTTCTATTTCATCCGCAATAGTTGCCGCTGATGGTGCTTGCGCTGCTTGCGCGGGAACCTTTTTAAGAATTGGTTTAGGAAAAACTGGAGGTGCTACAGGAACATCTGATAACCTCTGAATATCAAGTTTGTTCTTCTGCATCTCCTTGTAAAGATAAAAGGTGGCAATCAAGGTAACTGCAATTGCCACCATCATCATTGTTTCCTTGTTCATCTCAAACATTTCTAAAAGTATCCAATTTATTTTTATGCTGACATAATCGCACCCATAAATTCAACGGGTTTTCCTGCACACTCGCCTGGTGGAGCCTTTTCGGCAAACTGTAACTCATAGTACCGGTCCTCTGAACATTGGGGTGCCTGTCTTGCTGGAGATATTTTTGGTACTCGAGGGGTTGTAATGTACTTTTCAAGTCTTCCAGACTTTGGATCATATGTTAGTAAAAATACAAATACAACAATGACTGCAATCCACACAAGTTTATGCATTATTAATAGTATCTTACTTTTTAATTGGCGTACATCAAACCTCCCATGCCATTTTCGATTTTTAGGATATTATAATTGACTGCATACAAAGTATTCTCAAATGTACTACTTGTTACTAACCTGGCTGAATCAATTCGACTAAAATTGAGAGTTCCAGTGGGCTGAAGTTTTGTAGTATCCAAACAAAATGGAAGCAAAAATCCATTTGTATTTTGTGTTGTGGTCAAAACTGGGCATGTGTAATAAGCGGGAACCATATCAAAATGTGGTGTGTAATTTTTCTGTTCCCCAATATCAACACCATTAACTTGAAATATCATAGTATTTGAATAAGTATTACCACTAATAATATTAGCACTTCCACTGCTAATAAACTTGACTGGGTGATTGAATACAAGATTTTGAGTACCTGTTTTAGATGCGGTTGATTTTTGAACCTGGTAAATAAGATGGTTCTGGACACCACTGGCAAGACTATTACGTTCCATGGTGTCTAATATAATAAAGTCGGCCCAGGCTTCAAATATTGGGGTGAGAATCAAGTTAATACTTGATTTCCAATAAATACGAGCTTCAACATCATGAAATTGTAGAGAAATCAAAGGAAGAGCAGATTGCCAATTGGCACAGAACCAAAACTGAAATGGGTAAAATAATCCAGTATTACCAGATAAGGTAAATTCCGCCTTTTGTTCCGATGAACACAAGAGTGGGTCGGCGACATTATTTATAAAGAAATCATCTTGTGAATCAATAATTTGACCACCAATAAGGAAATCAATATGGTCAATATCATTAGTTGTAAATGTATTTTGAGTTGGACCATTTCGTTTTGTTAGGTACACATAACTTAACAAGTCACCTTTGCGTTCAAAACGTATAGATGACATTCCAGATGCATTTACAGCCCCCTGGAGAACTTGGCGATTTACAACGTGGGCAAAGTTTGTGTACCTCTTGTAATTGTTACGAAAGAATGACACTTCGGGTCGGCCTGTTAACCAGACATCCTGAGCACCAATGGCAACGAGCTGAGTGATACCACCAGACATTTATATGATACACAGATTTTTTTATTAGCAATCAATGACACAAGTACTTATCCACATAAATTTTTTCGTAATGTATGAAATCGTAAAATGAATGAATTATCTTCCGCCCCATTGAAACTAAGTAAATTACCATGTTTATTAGTCCAGCTAATAGTTAACCTATCCAGTTTCATAATTGGGTAAGGATAATCCACATTGCTATTAAAGTCCATGCTTTTTTTAAAAGTTTTTATAGAACCACTATCAACATCCAGTGGAATTAATCCAAATGATCTATTTGCTGTATTATTATTTGTAGTATCAAGTGGACTGCCTTGGGGTGTACAACTATTATTTATTGTTCGAAGTTCTTGTATATCAAGAAAAGCACTGTTATGTACATTTAGATCAGCAACAAAATCTGATTTAATGTACCATAGATTTCTATAAGTTAAATTATTAGAGTAATTAGAATCCACCATTGCATTGCTAGAGTACTTTAATCCCGGTGATGAAAAACCTAAAAGAGATGTCAATTCTTGTGTGACAATATTCATTTGAAACTCATTATTTCTAGTAAAGAAAAACTTGCCTTCGTTAGGTAAAACTGACACATTAACATTAGATGATAAATATGTTGCATTGAAAATTGATTGTTGAAGTCCAGATGAACTTGCATTGTAAAATCCAGGTGATAATGTATGCATTATTGGTTCAAGTGGTAGTAATCCATTACTTGAAGAGAATCCTATAACATTAGTTCCATAATTTAGATTATACATGCTTTTGGGTATTGAAGCATACAGTAATTCCACGTTCGTTATATCCTTAATCGGCGTTGAGAGATAAAGAGTATACGAGTTTCCGTATGGGTACTTGCTCACGTCTCGACTAGTTGACGTTACATATAAATTTTTGATTTCTCGGGGACAATCCATTACTAATTGCCTCTATTTTAGTTTCCTAAAAGAATCGGATAAACTTTGTCATCTTCTTCAAATTTCCAATTGACAGCCCCTTTAACACTTTCCTGGTCATTACAGTATCCACCGGGAAGGAGACCTCCTGTGTAATAAGAACTCATAACTTTACGGGTGTAACCATCCTTTGGGGTTGCACTAAAATCGCCAGCTTGGTTAATAAATCCGTCAGGTGACCCTGGGTTACACTTGAGCTGAGGCCCCAATTTGGTCATCCTGGAGAAAAAGTTGGCAAACATGCTATCAGAAATATTGGTTTTTACTGGGAATGGATTCAGACCTGACATTCCAGTCATGTACCCGCTGGTATTTCGGTAGGCGAGAAATGCAATAATGACGATGACAATAATTAAAAGGTGGGATTTACGAAACTTCATTTGTATATTGTAATATTTTTTTGAAGCGCGTTAAAGATTTATTAATACTTTCCTATTAAAGAGATATGGACTCTGACATAATTCTCGAACGGGCCCCTGCTACTCAAGTTCTTAAACTTGATGCTGATGAACAAGCTCTGATGAATGAGATTGAAATCACAACAAAGCCAGCCCCTCGTCGTCGCCCTGCCCCTCCTCCAATGCGAAGGGCTCCTGAGCCTCAGCCTGAAATGGATGCGTTTACAAACCCTGGAAAACGAACAGCTCCACCACCTACTAGGCCACAGTACTCTGGCGAGGAGAGTGAAGAGGATGAAATGAGGGAAGGAGGTGATGAATTTGAACAGCAACAAGGCGGGTACCAGCAACAAGGTGCCACAGAAGAAACACCATCTCCTGGGTACACAAGTATTGATGATGAAAAGGCGGATCTTCTCAATAAGTTGTCTCGTCTGGAGAAAAAGGGTCTCAATGTAAATAAACGACTTACCGCCTATTCTGACATTTCAGAGATTCGTACAGAGTACAAGCGACTTATATATGGTATTGAAGCTGAACAATCCATCAAGTTTTCACGAAGAATGCTTATCGCCTGTGTAACTGGCGTTGAGTTTCTCAACAAGAGGTACAATCCCTTTGATGTCATGCTTGAGGGCTGGTCTGAAAGTGTCATGGAGAATGTGGATGATTATGATGGGGTCTTTGAGGAACTGTATACCAAGTATCGCACCAAGATGAATGTGGCACCTGAAATTAAGTTGATGATGATGCTCGGAGGCAGTGGTATGATGTTTCACTTGACGCATAGCATGTTTAAGACGGCAATTCCAAACATGAATGATGTAATGAAACAAAACCCCGATTTGGTCAAGAATATGATGGCAGCGGTTCAAAATACACAGCGGAACAATGGTGCTAGAGAGGATACAACTGCTCGACCAATGGCAAGTCCCGTAATGCGAGGCGGTGGCGACGGGACAAGCGCAAGACGTGAAATGCAGGGTCCAGGTCTGGACATTTCAAGTCTCATGGGTGGAATTATGATGCCACCTCCTCCTCCTATGAATACCAAGCCACTTTCATCAGTCCGTGAAGAACCAGTAGAGGTCGATGATGATGACATGTCTGATATAGTTTCGGTATCTGGTGAATCATTCGGCGGTGAATTCAAAGAGGTGAAGGTTGTAGCAGCCCGAAAGAGGGGAGGCGGCCGCAAAAAGAAGACGAATGAAGTTTCTATATAAAAAAAGTAGTAATATATAAATGATTTCATATTATCCACTGGAAGATGATATACCTCCACCAAGTGTTCCAGTTCCGGTCCCAGTTCCAGTACCCGAAAATTCTTTATCAAAACTTTTTAATGGAGAAACAACCGAATGTAACTATTTGGTATTTGCATTCATCATGGGAGTACTGTTATTAGCATTTACTGATTCTATGAAACGCTAATTATGAATCCTGTGTCAATGTAATTACAAGTTTAAATCCTCCTGTGCCAGAAACAATTGTTGGTGGAGTTGTAAACATCACTTTTACTAAAATTTCAGAACTAGTAACTGTGTTATTTATAGAAGATGTAGAAGCTGTAAATACTGGGAGGGTCGACGCATTGAGTGGATTACCTGTAAGCGTCCAATTTGCTGATGTATTTACAGTATTATTGGCAAGAAAGTTTACTGGGAGAGAACTAAGTAGAAAATTTACATTAGTATTAGAATTATAATAATAAATATATTTATTAATTCCTGTTGTGTACGACTGAGAAAATAATGATGACGGAGAGACCATGGTTCCCAAAAACTGGCTTGGTTGAGAAAAACTTGGACTAATTACTCTTGTATTACATGTTATAGTTCCTGAACCTGTTAAACTTATTGATGAGTTTACCAGTTCTAGATCACCATTCATGGTTGTTTTATTAGTAACTTCAAGTGTACCCGTACTAACATCTGACGAAGTAAGTATCCCTTGTCCCTGAATAACTGAAACTGTACCATCAAAACTATTAGTCACCCAAATGTACCCGTACCCAGCAGCTGTTATAGCACCTGGGCCGCCACCAACTGTAATTGTATTTACAACTGTTTTAGTACTTGGATCAATAACTGAAACTGAGGTACCAAAAAAATTAGCCACCCAAATGTACCCGTACCCAGCAGTTATATCAATTGGGGAGGTACCAACTGTAATTGTATTTACTACTGACGGAGTACCACTTGGATCAATAACTGAAACTGTATTATCAGTAACCACCCAAATGTACCCGTACCCAGCGGTTATACTATATGTTTGAGTACCAATTCCAGATGTAATTGTTGTTACTACTAATTTAGTACTTGGATCAATAACTGAAACTGAGTTACCAGTATTATTAACCACCCAAATGTACCCGTACCCAGCAGTTATACCTTGTGGGTCATTACCAACTGGAATTGCAGTCCCAACAACCGCTCTAGTACTTGGATCAATAACTGAAACTGTATCATCAAGATTATTAGATACCCAAATGTACCCGTACCCAGCTGTTATACGTTGTGGGCTATTACCAACTGTAATTGTATTTACTACTGACGGAGTACCACTTGGATCAATAACTTTAACTGTAGTTTCAATACCACTATTAGTAACCCAAATGTACCCGTACCCAGCGGTTATACCAAATGGGTTATTGCCAATTCCAACTGTAATTGTTGTTACTACTAATTTAGTGCTTGGATCAATAACTGAAACTGTACCAGGACCAGGAGGAGAAGCAGAACCATTAACCACCCAAATGTACCCGTACCCAGTGGTTATACCTTGTGGGTTAGTAAAACCTGTAATTGCAGTTCCAACTGTTGTATTACTATATCCGTTTAATAAAGTTCCATTTCCAAAATAGTTACTACATGTTATAGTTCCTGGACCAGTTACACGTAATGAACTGTTTACCACTTC